CTCATCCTCGCAGCGAAATGCACTTCCCAGGCACCTTTGGGGAGGGTAAACACCCCGGTGCCAGAAAGGGAAATGCCGGCGGCATTCTGCACAGCCTCATCGAAAACAACAGCTGCCGCTGTTGCGCTAACCATAGCTTGGTCAGCCGAGAGGTTGAACAGTGCCGTGGTAGAGGGCGACTGAACACTGCTCGCCTCCGTTTGGGGGACGAACAGCTCAACATCGTACTCCACCCACAGCTTGCCGACGGAATCTGTGCCCACTTCACCTGTGGTGCACACGTGCATAACTCCGGCATCATACGTCTTGAGGTCGGAGTTCGCCACGAGGGCTGAGCGGATGTACTTGCGCGGCCCTATGGGGAACATCGCCGATGGCGCCATGTCAGAATGTGAATCCTGCCAAGGCACGTTCTCGACGGCGTCGCGATAGGATGTGGCTTGCAACTCCGTGGTCGGGGGCGCGTCCAAACTATCATAGTCTGGCGCGAGAATCACCGAACCCGCTGTGGTAGTTGCGCACCGCGTCAAGTACTCAAACCGAAGTTTGTGGAACCGGTACTGCTCCCAGCCCACTGCCTGTTTCGACAGCCAAGGAAAAGAAGCCGCCATACCTGGGTTGGCGACAATTGACTGGAAGACAGCAAAGCTGGTGGAACCCGTGACCGTGGCCAAAAGCTCACGATGGCGGATTCTTGTGGACCTTCCGTTTTGGCGGATGTCCGGGGTTCGGACCACTTGCCCTGTTGCATAAGCAGCAGCGGCAGATCGCGAACCCCTTGAATTGGCACTTCTGCGCCGGGATTGTGCCGCCCCCTTGCGGGAGCGGTTTGCGCTGGCCATTGGCGCTGGCCCGCGCTGGGTGGGAGAGCCTTTCCTGGAACTCATTCCCTCATCGGCCAGGCTTCAGGCGTCGATGCTGTCGACAGTGACCAACTGGTTACATCGTAATCCGCTTGAAGATCCTGGCACCCTGTGATGGGGAAGGTCCAAGAGTCGAGAAACTGTTCCATCTCCAGCTGCTCCTCGGCGGTAATGCCGAAGGCGCGTGCAAAGGACATGCGAGCCGTGTCCGTGATTGGCTGTGGATTCAGACGCTCCAACTGCTTTAGATTCATCGCCCGCAGTTCCCGATTCACTCGAAAGTACATCGGGTCCGCGGCCGTGAGATCTATATGGTCGGCCCTTACCCCCCTGCGCCTGGCAGCACCACGCTGCCGCAGGAGGTGAGTTAAACTCGGGCCGCCAGAAGCATTGCGCATCAAGGCCATAGCATAGGACTGCATCACGGGAACACCAAGATTCAAAACCATCTCAGCCATCCCGATCGTGTTCACTAGCTTGCGCCTCACACGCTCTGAATCCAAATACTTTACCCCACCTAGCCCAGACGACAACCCCTTGATGGGGTCGCGGACAAACTTAAATTTGCCCGGGGCATATTCAATGGGGTGCGATTGGCACCACTCCACTCCCTCAATGGTCG